CCCATAATGGGATCCTCCGGACTAGCGTCTCCAATCATTGGTCCCTGTTAGGTATGTTGCGAGTGCGATGGCTAGAACCACTAGGCACAGAGCCCGTTCCTTCACTGTGACTGGTACTTTAAGTACCACTAACAATGTCGGTACGGTCGTATCATCGGGCACGTCGAGTACTTTTCTCTCGTCGTGTGATGATTCGGTAGGTCGTCCTGTAACGGCATCCCCTCTTGTCTCTGAACAGAGACCTGCGGCGATTATCGGTACAGGCGGCGTATCTGGGTCTACTGGCTTGATCCGTCGCACTGATCTTAACAATGTTCCTTTACTATTCGGGTCTGGCGATTCTAATGATTTAACTAGTCTCGCTATTCCCGCAGGATGGGAGTTGGCTCTGATTGCTAGGACTAATCCTAGTCGTCCGATCCTCTTCTTTCCTGAGCTAGTACAGGACATTGTTGATCTACCCCAGATGTTGAAGAATCTTTTAAGCTTCCTTGGTCACCCTGGTACACACATGTCCGCACGTGGTGCGGCCAATGGTTACCTTGGTGTCCAATTCGGCTGGATTCCTCTCATCGAAGACTTCCAGAAGTTAAGCAAGACTAACGATTACGTCCAACGTAGGGCGCTCGATATTCTTAACTTATATTCTGGGAAGGGGTTACGCAAGCGCGTCACTCTTGCGAGTGATACTAAGGCCTATAGTAATTTCCAGCTCTTTACTGTTAGCGCTGGATCTACTAAGCTCTTTGCGACTACCGAAGTACGCAAAGATATGTGGGCCACCGTGAGGTGGAAACCAACTGACCCTAGTTTTCTCTCGAAATTGTCGCATCAAGATGCTGGTAAGTTTCTTCGAAAAGTCGTTCTGGGACTCACCCCTGAAGGGATGGTCTCAGGTCTATGGAAGATACTCCCATGGACATGGCTAATCGGATGGTTTACCAACCTTGGGGATGTGTTGCTTACACACTCCAATACTATCCCTGCTAGTCCTCACGAGGCTTGCCTCATGAGACAACTAGTTCAGGATAGATCTTATGCGGGACATACAGAAACCGGGCCTGTTTCAAACTCGATTTCTGTTTCCGGCGCGTACACGTTCAGCCAGAAACTACGAACTGTAGGTTCTGGACTGCTCATACCTAGCGCTAACATGCCCTTCTTGGACATGTTTCGGCTATCCGTGCTAGGTTCACTAGCGATCCAACGGATACGCTGGTGATTCTATACACGGAAGGACTACTCTTATGCTCGGTACCTCTCTCACTATTACTCTTGATGGATCAGGCGGCACTGCTAAAGTGCTTCCTCTCATCAACCAGGACGGATATTCATCCGAATACTTTTTGGATGACACTACCGTTACATACCGCGCGAAAGTGCGGCATAGTAAGGATAGCGTGAAGGCGGATGCACAGAAGTTTGACCGTCACACAGTGACGTTCTCTCGTTATGTGAAACCGACTTCACTTATCCCCCTGGGGTCGCTATCGGAGATTTCCTTCACAGTCAGAAATGACCCTGATGGAACTTCTACGGACATCATTGATGTCTCCGAGGCAATGTCCTTTTATATGGTCAAAGCCGGCGGAATCGCGGCCAAGCTGCTTGGCTGGGAGTCTTAAACTACTCTCATCCAAGCTCACTTAGATGTGTGTCGTGAGAGGGCCTACTTAGCCGTAGAGTGCTTTCAAAGGAGAAGTCCTATGACTGCACGGAACAGCTATGTAGAGTTTGTCCTAGGCACGCTAACAGCACTATTGAAAGATTGTGCTGATATGTACCCAGACTGTTCCCGAGAGTTCGAGCGTGATAGAAAACGCTTGTCCTCCGCGATCGAACACCATGGTGTTAGCTTTGTTTTTAACACCATGCCTGCATTTAAGAAGCACCTTGATCGGTGTCTCTCAAATGGATGCCTAACCCACTCAGGTTTGATCCACTTTGGATCCACCCGAAGGGGGGAGACAGTCCCTAGATTATTCCGGGGATTGACTCTTCGCATCTTTGATCGTTTGGGTTCGCTTCGCTCTGATGCGGACATTCATGCTATCAAAATGCTTAGACAACTCCTTGGAGTTGTCCGCAAATTGAAAGTAGAATGTGATGTCAAACACCACCGTGAGGCGGTGCGTGACTTCTTCCGCATTGAGGATGAGTTACCTACACCAGAACCTTTCTGGTTGCAGGATGAATCGGAAAGCATTGAGCCTTCGTCCCATGTCAGTTTTACTGATTATGGTGCGCCTGCTCAGGATTGCTTGCCGTTCGCTCAACCTCATCAAGATGGACAGGTCTCTCTAACTCTCCTAGATACCATGCAGCGTGTTGCTGATATGGTCTCTGCTGAGATGGGTGACTTTGTCCCTCATGATTGGAAAGTGAAGCATGGACCTGGTGCTGTTTCTGACTCCCCGTTCGGTGAGAATAAGTATTCTTTTCCGAGCTGGAGCCTTAGGCTTGAACGTTGCTTTCCTTACGCTGATTTTGGAGCTTCCAATTATCAGTGTTGGGTTGACAATGTTCTTGTAAATAAGTTACCGGTTGATTTTGATCATCCGGCACGTCTCGCTGCTGTTCCAAAGACGTACACCACTCCCCGGCTTATTGCCGTTGAGTGTGTGTCCAATCAATGGTGCCAGCAGTCGATTCGCGACTTCTTTTACAATCGTGTGCATAAGTCCCGTCTTGCACCTTTTATCTCATTCCGAGATCAAGGTCTTAGCGGGTCTCTAGCACTGAAAGCCTCCATCGATAAGTCGCATTCGACGATAGATTTGTCGAGTGCTTCTGATCGTATATCTTGCAACTTAGTTGGGCGACTTTTCCGTCGCTCCCCTAATTTGCTGCATGCGATGAGGGCCGCTCGGTCCTTTTCGCTTGTTCAAGATATATGTAGGTACTCTCCTGCGCATACTTTGCTCAAGAAGTATTCTACAATGGGAAACGCCACTACTTTTCCTGTCCAGTCGATTCTTTTCCTTGTCGCTGCTTTGGCTTGTGAGTTTCATACTAACAAGCTAAAAGTCAGCTTCGAGAATCTGAAGCTACTGGCTAGGAAACAGGTCCGAGTGTTTGGTGACGATATAATCTCACCAAGCGCTTCGTCTGGACTACTTGTGGATCTGCTCCATCACCTTGGTCTTAAGGTGAACCCCGATAAGACTTTCCGAGATGGTAATTTCAGAGAGTCTTGCGGTGTTGACGCGTTTTCCGGTCACGATGTGACTGTAAACAATGTCATGGACCTTCCACGGCGTAGCCGACCCGGCTCCATTGCCTCGTCGGTGGACGTACATAATAACCTGATTCAATCGGGTTACTTTGCTACGGCTCACTATATTAGGCAGCAAGTCGAACACTTAGGGTATTCTAATATCCCAAGTGTAGCGCATGGAGCAGGAGCGTTCGGATGGTGGTCTAATGATGTGTACCCGCATCCCGATCGTCGTTTTAAGACGAAGTGGTGTGAATATACTCATCAGGCTTATGCCCGTGTTCTTACCTTAGTTGGTAAACAACGCCGAGCTCCATCCAACGATACCGTTGGACTCCTTCAGTTCTTTACTGAAGCGACGAAGCACGTAACGAGTGCAGTGTCTACACTCGATTACGCTGTCCGACGAGCGCAGGCCTGCTTAAGCCTCCGCTGGGTCCCTCTCGGTCAGATGCGCGGTTAGCGCACCTGTCCGTCAGGGAATGAGGGCTACGTATTACTCGTAGACCTTGGGAATGCACAGCAGTGCATT